GGTACAGCAATACCTTACGCAAGATTCCACCAAACTGGAACTTTTAAAATGCCTAAAAGACAAGTTGTTTACGAACCAGTCGGTTTTGCTGAATTTGCAAGTGGCATAGTTGCCAACTATGTTGCCGGTATAAGTAAGGTTCCTGGTGTCTGATGCCTGTAGAAGTGATGTATGGACCACAATATGCAAAGCAGTTTGTTAACGAATATTTAGTATCCGACATGCCTAATAGGTTGACTCGTTACAGAAACGCATGGAATCTCAGTACAAGTGAGCTTCCCGACATAGAAGACATATTTGCCTACGAACCATTGGCATTGGATAAATGGCCAACGGTAATCACTGTTGCATTATCAACAAAGTCTTTAGTTCGTACTGGATTCAACTCAACAAACAATCCGGAATATAATGTCACCTATGCAATGCGCACATATGTGTGGGCTCGTAGTGACGGTGCTCAAGACACCACCCTGATGAGGGACAGGTTTACTACGGTTGTTAGGTCTGCCCTGATGGACCATCCATGCTTGCGAAGGTCAAACCCCGAGAGGGAAGCATTAATTGAAGAATCCTCGATTAATGAAGAGTACTCCGAATTAACCTTACTAAAAGGCGACAGATACCTTGCTGGTGCATATATTTCTTATGATTTAAGAATTGAAGAAGCAATAGAAAGAGACAATATAGGTGTAGTTTCCGAAATTGACCTTGAGTTGGAAAATCCTTCAGGTTGGTATCTAAATGAGTAATTTTGAAGAATTAGACGGAGAACATCCGGTTTTACCGCAAAGATTTGCTGGAACGATTCAGGTAAAAAACACATCTGGGCGGACTGTATCTGCAGACTCCCAGGGAAACTATATGACTCCAGACTCTTATGCAGCAGTGAATCCATTTGATGTCACGGTCATGAAACAACTAGGTAAAGGAATTTTCCAATTAATTGAATTTTCAATAGATGCTGATGATTTGTCCCAAAAAGCTACCGTCAACAAAATACCAAAAAAAGAAAAAAATAGGCCAGAGAGCATTTCTGTCGGCGGGGGGCGTCCGCCCGGGAAATGTTGTCCGACACGCTAATATGTATAGGTGACTTTGAAATAAAGTTTGTAAAAATGAGTTGCCAAAAAGGTTCTACTATGGTGGTATTATCGCTGTGGTTAAAGAACTTAAAAAATTCTAGGTAGAAACCGAAGGAGTAACAAATGGCGGGCATCGTACTCACCACGGCAGTAAGAACAGGTCCAGTAACTACTACAACTGCACCTACATCGACTTTGTTCGTAGCTGGCGTAACCGAAAAAGGTCCAGAGGGTGATGCAAAATTAATCACCAGTGTTGCTGACTACAACGCAATATACGGCGGATACACATCTTCTGGATTTGTGCACGAATCAATCCAAATGTTCTTTGAAGAAGGCGGCTCACGCGCTTATATCTCTAGAGTAATCCCATCTGACGCAACGAGTGCATCTTGTTCAGTTCCAGGTACCTCTGGAACATCTATTACCTTGATTGCTTCAGGTGAAGGCACATGGCCACAATCCGGAGTTCTTGAAGTAGAAATCACTCAACCAACAGCAGGCGCAAATGCCAGACTTCGTGTTTTCTCAAACGACGACCTTGTCTACTCAACCCCACTCTGCACAACAAGAGCTGAGTTGGTTGATGAAATCAACAACAGCACAATTGCGGCCCTATATGTAACAGCCGTTGCTGGAGCAAGCAATACGCTTCCAGCAGTGGTTACATCAGCGGCTAGATTGGTATTCACTGGTGCTAGCAATGGAACTACAGTCACGAGCGCAAACGTCGTAACTGCTCTTGAAGCGTTTATTCCAACTCTGGGACCTGGTGCTGTAGCTGCTCCTGGCTTCTACGCACAAACCGTTTACGAGGGGCTAATAGACCATGCAAAAGCAAACAATAGAATTGCTTTGCTCGGTTTTGACAAAGACGACACAGTAAACGATGTTTTGAGCGTAACTTCGGACTACGAAGACAGAGATGGTGCTGAAAGCGCCGCATGGTTCTATCCTTGGGTAAAAATCCCAAGAGGAAACTTGACAATCTCGGTTCCTTGTGAAGGTTATGTTGCTGCAAAGAGAGCAGCTGTACATAACCAGCTTGGTTCGTGGAACGCATATGCAGGCCTTAAGAGTGTGTCGCGTTTTGTAACTGGTGTTCAGACAGCAATTTCTTCAACTCAGGCCGATGCCTTGGACCTTGTCTACATCAACCCAATCAGGATAATTAGTGGAAGCGTAAGAATCTACGGAGCACGTTCTGCCTCGACAGACACTGCCAACTTTAGATATATCAACTCAAGAGAAGTGCTTAATGACATCATCAACAAAGCCGAAGTCGGCCTTGAAGCACTTGTGTTCTCGGTCATTGACGGAAGAGGAAGCCTATTTGGTGAAGTAGCTAGTGTGCTCATCAATGTGCTTGACCCTATCTCAAAAGCCGGTGGACTGTTTGAGTTGTATGACACAAACGGAAAGCGCCTTGACCCTGGTTATATAATCCAGGTCAATGACGCTATAAACCCAATTTCACAGCTTGCCACGGGAGTGGTTAAAGCTAAGGTCGGCGCAAGAGTGTCAAGTATCGGTGACACTATTGAAGTCGAAATCACAAAATCAAACCTTACAGCTTCTCTAGGCTAAACGGAGGAAAATCACAATGGCTAAACTTTCTCAGCGTCAAATATTAGGAAAAATTGCACCGGTTGTTCCAACTGTGCATCCACCTCTTTCTGGATATTTTGCCCAAGTATCAGGTGGAGAGATAACTGCTGCCGTAGAAAAAATCTACGTTGGTGGAGAAAAGTTCCCTGAACTGCTCTGTGCTCCCTCCGAAGTCGGCGACATCACGCTCACCAGGCACTACTCGGAAGACGACAGAGTCACATTGAACTCGCTCCGCAGATTTGTTGGCTCAGCGTTTTATAATGTGAGTATTTTTTATTTGAACTGTGACATTTCTTCAGGAAAGCCCGACAGGGCGTATCCCAACTGCTTGTTGGTTGGCCTGACAGAGCCAGATGGAGACTCTTCCTCTGGTGCCCCAGCAACATATGCGCTCACATTCTCGGTGAACAAGGGTCCTGCAGACATTCCTGGCGATACATACAACTTCACGTAAAAGCACATCTGCCACCACGCATTAGGCGTGTGCTAGGTTTTGAGCATGACAGAAAAATCAGCTCCTAAAGAAATGCAAGAAGAAACAATACTCAATCAACTGAAGTCCGTTATTGCCAAAAAGGTAGAGCGGGCAGAAGTTTTCATTGAGGTTCCGGAACGCCCAGGCGTTAAGTTGCTCGTCAGTCCAAATGTTACCCAGCAGCAAATGAGAGCGTGGCAGAAACAGTGCGGCGGAGATTCCCCAAAGGGAATGGATGCAACAAAGTTTGCTTGTACTGTTGTGGGTCAAACCACAAAAGGCGTGTTTTTAAACGGCGAAGAAGTTCTTGATGATGGATGGCCATGCACATTTGGTTCAGCCATAATCCTAGCCATGACAGAAACAACAAAAGCAGTTCCAGACGCAGTTCAGAAATTTTTTGGCTTGGATGCTCATGCTGAGGCAGCAGCCCTCGCAATCATTGAAGCTTGTGGCTTTGGCGATACAATAACGGCGGAGGCTACAGAAAACCCTACGAAGCGGTCATAGAGGAACTTTCCGAAGACCCTCGAGTGGCCGCAGCAGCCAGGCTTGGCGAACTGTGGGGAACAGACCCAATCGTAATACTTAACTCGGAACCAGATGAGTGGTTGATTAGGTATGCGTGCGCAAAAGTAATTGAGGCAGACCGTAAACGTGCGGAGAGCGAATCACGCTAAACTAGGTGTGTCCTCCTATTGTTATTCTGAGGTAATCCGTGGCTGACGCACGCGCAACAATCAAAATAAATGTAACCACAGATAAGAAGGATTTTGCGTCTGTAATTACACAGATGAATGCACTAAATGGCGCACTTGGCGATGGCTCAACAAATTCTAATAGATTTAGTAAGTCTCTAAATAAGACAAGTTCTTCTTTTGCGTCTTACTCCGGTGGGGCAGTGGGTGCGGCTAGAGCGACCAAGGGTTTTAATCACCAAACGATGACATCAACCAAACTCTTGGGTTTTCTAAACAAATCTACAAGAGCATTATTTTGGACTGTTATTGCGTTGGGTATAGAATTTGTAATAACAGCTGCAACATTGGCATCTGTTAATGCGTTATACACCCTTGGAAGATTGACCGTTAAGGCGTATCAGGTTTCTCTGGGACTACTCGCCGGAGCACTTGCGTCGGTAACTGCAGCAATTGGAATAGGACTAGCTGCATTTCAGGAATACCAAGCAGCAATGACAGCATTCAGTTACAAAGGAGTTAGCGACCTTGGTGATGGAATGGAACAGTCATCAAGCGCAATGAGAAATTTTGCAAAAGATACAAGATCGGAAGAGCGT